CTCAACTATGGCTGACGACGAGATGGCTCCTCCAGAAGGAGGCATGCCGCCGGGAAAGCCGCCGGGAATGCCGCCCCAAGGGATGACGCCAGGTATGCCGCCGGGTATGCCGCCTCAGGGCGGACTCCAGATGCAGCCAGGAAGCGACCCGAGTCTAGGACCTCCTCCGCAGGAGCTGACGCCAGAGTTGCTCGCCATGATGCTAGCTATGGAGTCTGGCGTTGATCCGTCGATGGCCCCACCGCCCGAAATGATGGGTGTCCCACCAGGCATGGGTCCGATGTAGAGTGGGGGGTATGGACCAGACACCACTCTCAAAAGAGCCAGTTCGGCTAACAACTGCGGCAACTGCGGCGACGGTCGCAACGATCAACGTGCTAGCGGTGATGCTCGATTGGTCTGGCGAACTAGTAGCAGGCCTCAATGTCGCCGTTGCAGCGTGGGTTGGTGTGCTTGGGGCTTGGATCCGGTCCAAGGTCACGCCCGTCGCCTCGATGAAGCCGCCCGAGTTTGCATGACCCCCTACTACCAGCGGGCGCACTGGGAAGACCCCTCCCAGCCCGTTGCCGGCCCAGGACCAAAGGGAGTTCGTGGGACATGGGTACTTCACTACCCTGGCAATAGTGGATTCACGGAGCCGATGAGTGACGACGAGATGATCCGGTACTGCCGGAGCATGCAGAGCGACTACGTCACCAATCGGGGTTATTCGATTGGCTACTCGTTCGTCGTCAGCCAGTCCGGCCTGGCGTACGAGGCGAGAGGTTTCGACATCAACAATGCCGCCAATAAGGGCGACAAGATGAAGCCTGCGATTTCAAACTTTAATGCTATATCGATGTCGATTCAGGTAGCGGTGTCGGGCCAGGATGCTGCGTCGGCTGCGGCCGTCGCTAAAGTAAACGAGATAATCGCCCTGGAGCCCGACTGGGATGTCGTTGTCCACGCTGACGTGGACTACACGTCGTGCTGCGGAGCGGGCATGATCGAGCAGGTACGGTCTGGCATAATCGGCCAGGGCGTTCAGCCCACACCAAGCACTGGAGACGACGAAATGATTACCCTCGACAAGCCGATCAGAATGTTGGACACTCGAAACGAGATACCGACACCGCTGCCGTCCGGCGTCTGGCCGCAGAAGCTCCCCACAGGAATCCCTCTCGGAGCCTCAGCGATCTTCGTTACGGCTACGGCGACGCAAGCCGAGTCGCCTGGATTTATCACCTTGTGGGGGGCGGGATCCAGGCCGAACACGTCGAATCTGAACTACGAGGCTGGACCTGGGGCAGTAGGGAATACGACGCTGACTCGCGTCGAAATTGGGCAGTTCGAGATGTTCAACTCATCCCCGGTGCATGTCATCTTGGACGTGATCGGCTACACGTTGTGATCTTTGAACTGTTGGTTGCTTTGGCTGGCATAGCGGCTGGCCTTGGCATCCGTGAGGTTTGGACGCGCAAGCGCACTGCCGGTGAGACGGCGAAGATGTTTGCTGATGCTGCGTCGGTAATCGTGGGGCCGCTGCGGGCCGAGCTTTTGCAGGTCCACACGGAACTTGCATTGCTGCGCTCTCGCATCGCCGCTGTCGAGCGAGACAACCGACATCTGAGTGGAGAGAACACAAGGCTTCGGGCGCGCGTGGCGATCTTGGAACAGCAACTTCACGACTTGGGCGTTAAGCCCACAAACGAAGGCCTCACTGAATGACTTTGTTGAGACCCTTTTATGGGGTTCGACGGGGAACTCTGCACCCTTAACGTTTAAGACGTGACATTTGTCACATGATAGGTCTATGATTAATGTCGTGACTAATCTTATTGACGTCCAGGAGACCCCAGCGGAAACAGATGCCCCCATTGATGATGGGCAAGGCGTTGTCGAAGCGACCGAAGCGTTACCCGAAGCGACTCCAGCTTTTGACGAAGCCGACCTGCTCGACACCTCCGAAATTGGAGACCGAATGGTTCGCCTCACCGTCGATGGTGAGGAAGTCGTCGTCCCGTTAAGCGAAGCTCTGAACGGTTACAACAGCCAGGCTGCTGCGACCAAGCGATTCCAGGAGGCTTCAGCACTCAAGAGCGAGGCAGAGGCAGATCGGCGTGAAGCCGAGCAAGCTGTAAACCTAGCCCGAGCAGTGTCGAACGATCCTGGAATGACGATGAAGGTACTGGCCTCACAGGCTGGCCTCACCGTCGAGCAGTTCCTTAATCTCACGCCAACGCAGCAGCATAATGTCGCTGCAGCCACTGAGGTTGAGCCCGAGTTCAGCGACCCGCTAGAGAAGGCGCTCTACGATGAGCGCCAGGCACGCCAAGTGCTCGAGCAGCGGATCACAGCTCAGGAGAATCAATATCAAGCTCGACAGGCCGACGAGTACCTCAAGAAGTCGCTAGGAACTCTTCAAAGCCAGCATGGCGCAACACCCGAAGACGCTCAGTCCGTTCTCCGGCAGGCGTTCGAAATGAAAGTCGGGCCAGAAATGTTCCCGATGATCTACCAAGCCCAGCAGTACCAGAAGTCGCAGGCGACAAACTCGGCACAGGCGGACGCATCAGCGGCCGAAGCTGCCGAGACCGCAGCGCGACACCAGGCAGCAGCGCAGGCATCGAACTCCGTCAGTACGGGATCAGGCGCAGTCGGGACTGCACCAGCGCAGGTAGTCCGACCGATGACAGCCGAACAGGCAATTCGCGCCACGCTCGATCAATTCGGCGTGGAGTAATCCGCCCTACGGCATCTTTTACTGAAAGGGGCCATTCACATGGCACTCGCAAACGCAACCCCGGCAACGTGGACCGACATCCTGTCGACCACAATGCACAACTACCACAAGACGCTGACTGACAACATCTTTGACAGTCGCCCCTTGCTCAACTTCTACATGTCCAACGGACGTGTGAAGACCCTCAACGGCGGAATCTCGATCGTTGAGCCGCTCCTGTACGCCGAAGGTCAGGCTGACAGCTACTCCCAGTGGGATGCGATCTCGGTCGCCCCTCAGACCACTGTGACGGCAGCCCAGTTCGACTGGAAGCAGCTCTACGCAACGATCGCAATCAGCGGTCTTGAAGAGGCTCAGAACAACGGCAAGGAGCAGATGATTAACCTGCTCGAGGCCAAGATTGAGCAAGCAGAAGGAACGCTCAAGACTCGCCTCAACGGCATGCTCTTCGGCACCTACGCTGGCACCACCCCGGCCAACGACTTCGCCGGCCTGCCGACGATTGTTGGCAACGCCGACGCCGACGCTGTCGGTGGCATCGTTACCGGCACTGGCGTTAACGACTGGTGGAAGTCCAAGGTCAACTCGACTGGTGGAGCAATGGACGGCGCAGCTCTTGAAGACGCCCTCCGCACCCTCTACAACTCGACCAGCGACGCTGGTCCTGACGTAGTCGACGCCATCTTCACCAACGCGTTCGGCTTCGGCTTGTACGAGTCCAGCCTCACCCCGCAGGTTCGGTACACCGACACGGCCAAGGCCAACCTCGGTTTCCAGAACCTGATGTTCAAGAACGTCCCGATGATGTGGGACTTTGCTTGCTCGGGCGGCACCGAGGGTACGGTCTCCGAGACTTCGGCGTCGTACTACGGGCTCAACTCGAAGTACGTCGGACTGAAGATCCACGCCGACCGCAACTTCAAGCAGTCGGGCTTCACCGACAACCTGACGGGCTCCGTCGGCGCCACTGGGGCATCAGCCGCAGACGCCCTCGATGCACGCGTGAGCTTCATCACGACATACGGCAACCAGGTTACTCGTAACCGCAGCCGCCTGTTCAAGTTGCTCAACGTCACTGCTGCGTGATGTGATTCGACCGCCGGGAGGGACCCCCCTTATACCCTCCCGGCGGTCGGACACTCCCCATCCAACCGCACTTGACGAAAGAGGCCATTGTGTCCGATAAGAATTTTTACACCCACCAGCACGCTCAGGGTCAAGGTGACACCGTTGTCTCGGTCCAGTCCCTTATGACGGTCCTCGGTGGCTCAGGTGGCGTAGAGCATGCGAACGGAGATGTTCGCCTCGCCGTCGGTAGCCAGATCGCCCCTTATAAGCCGCCGGCTCGCCGTGGCAAGGATTCGCCTGGCAAGGTTCTTTGCTCTAAGGACGGATGCAAGGCGTACCCGATGAAGGAGATCGACCTCTGCACGGGCCACGCTCGCAGTAGCGGCCTCATTGAGAACTGGAAGAAGGCCGGACGTGAGGCTTAGCGATCTGCGTAACTACGTCCGCACCCAGACGCAGACCATTGAGTCGGAACTCCCCGACAGCACGATCGACATGTACCTGCAGGAGGCGTTCAACCGAACCGTCGCCTACGAGAACCAGTGGCCTTCTTATGAGAAGACCTGGGAGCTCACGCAGATCGCAGGGAGCCCGACGATCGATCAGCCGGGAGATATCAACGTCCCGGCGATCACTGGCCTATACAAGGTGAGGCCGGGAACAAACAGGACCGACTACCGGCTCGACCTTGCCGCCCACAACGTCTGCACCGAACTCTATGGATCGGCCTCAGTCGCCTCGACAAGGTATTTCAGGTTCTCAGTGTGGGCTGACAAGTTGTTCTTGTGGCCGCAGACCGAGCCTGAGGCCAACGTCCAGTGGCGCATGACGGGCTTCCGCCGACCGATCGATTGGATTGCGGCAGGTCCGACTTCCGTGCCGGACTGCGACGAACGTCTGCACCAGGCTTTCGCCCATTACGCCGTAGCACTGGCATACGCCCAGCAAGAGGACGTTGAGCTAGAGAACGACTATATGGGTCGTTGGGTTCGCGACGTAGAGATGGCTCGAGGAGCGATTATGGAACCTTCACAGGACCGTCCGCTCATCATGGGTCCACATCGCTGGTCTCGTATCCAGCCGCACTCGCAACGTCCATTCGCCTACGTGGACACCACTGGTCTTTAACGATGAGTCTTGAGCGCCTCGATCTGGAGGACTTCACTCCAGGGCTGAACCTTCGAGCCGGGCAATTCCAGCTCGGCGCGGGCGAATCTCCGGCGATGCTGAACGTCGAAGTCGACCCCGTTTCGGGGTTCATGTCGCGCCCAGGATTGATTCGGTGGAACGCCGCTGATGATGTTGTTACAAGCACCTGGAATCCGAGATCGGTAGAGCGGGCGCAGCTCTCGACGGGCTCGTACCAGATTTACGCCACGATGGGCAGCACGATCTATTCGGCTGGTGCCAATGGGGTCTTCAGTGACCTGTCGATACCGTGCAACGCTACGCCGCACCTAGCCGACTTCGCATTTTGGGGCGACATCACATACATCGCTACGGGGACAAACGCTGCGGCGGTGTCGTCTTCTGGGTGGAAGCGAGATGGAACGGGGACGCCGGTCCAGTTGACGGATGCGTCGCTGGGGTACAACGACAACTACACGGTCCCCCTGTACAACCATATGCCGATAGCTTCTCACGTCGAGACGCACGCCTCATACCTTTTTTGCGCCGACATCACCGAGCTCGGGACTTACGCCGGATCGCATCCGAACAGAATCAGATGGTCGCACCCCAACGAGCCAGAGGACTGGGCGACTGCAGACTTTATCGACATCGATAATGGTGGCGGTCGGATCACGGCAATTCAGTCGTTTCGCGATCACCTGCTGATCTTCAAGACGGAATCAGTTTGGGCGTTGTATGGCTACGACCTGGCTTCGTGGCAGCTTGTTGAAGTTTCTCGAGCGCTAGGCGCACCCACGAAGACAGCGATCGGAAGATCCGAGAGTTCGGTGTTCTTCTTCTCCGGCACGTCAGGCAGCGGCGTCTACGTCTATGACGGGTCGACCGCCACCAAGATCTCTTCGAACCTCGACCCGGCGATGTCGGCAATCGGGAACCAAGACAACATTTGGCTGGGATGGGTCGGCAATCGGCTTTGGGTTTCCACCGAATGGCTCCCCGCCGAGAGTGTCGACACAAGGACTGGAGCTTTCGTCTGGGATCCGAGCATGGGAGGGAAGTTCGGGTCTTGGGTGTTTCATGTCCCGGCGATAGGTTCGTTCCGCTCAATTGTGGAGCGCTCCGATACCAACGGCGCCTACCCACTTATTGCCTTGTATGCACCTGGCGAGGCTTCGTGCCTCGTTAGCGTGCCGAGCAGATACGGCGACATTGCCTCCTCGAAGGATCAGGTGTTGGAGTCTCCGGCTGCGAGCACGGCGTTCGCATGCAGCTACACGACCGGATGGCTCACGATGGGCTGGCCCGACCGCCTCAAGTCGTGGCTGCGCCCTCGGTTTGTTTCCCGTCGCAACGTTTCGGGTTCAGCCGTAACGCTTCGGATGGACGTGTTCAAGGACTACGACGAATCGAATGCTGCACGAAGCGCAAGCGCTAGCATTTTGCCAACTTCCAACAGTATTACATGGAGGGCACTGGGCTACTCCGACCCGCTTCCGAACGGCTTCGATTTCAAGGAGGACGGGTCTGCTGCTGACGACGGGAAGGGCGCAGATTTCTCGTCGGGTCAGGTTGGCAGCGTTATCCGACGGGCGGTCACGGGGTTCGGTACTGCTCGAGCGATTCGAATTACCATTTCGAACGGCGAGGACGTACTGACGGACACCGACGCAGGTGAGCCATGGGCCATCGATGCCATATTCTTGAAGATCCGATACCGCAAGTTCACGACATAGGAGCCACCAATGGCACACATGGACACCCTTCGCCGAATTGAAAACAACACTCCAGGCACGGCAACAAACATCGACTGGAACTACCAGACCATCGAGGCGTTCGTCGACGGTGAGCTGATCGACCGCGACGGTGGCGTAGCGATGCGTTCCCCGCTTGCTGGCGTGGACGCCACCAACGCTAACGAGTATGCAACCCTGGGCCAAGTCTCGGCACTGTTCTTCCCTGGCTTCATAATCGATTACGCCGGCACCACAGCGCCGACAGGGTGGGCACTTTGCGACGGGGCGCAATGGTCGGCAACCGACCCCACCTACTTGCCGCTGTTTAACGTGATTGGCTACACGTTCGGCAATCCCGGCGGCGGAAACTTCAACCTTCCCGACTTGCGTGATAAGTCTTCTGTCGGAGTGAGCACGACAAAGGTTCTAGGATCGGCGGGTGGCAGTACAGATGTAAAGGAACACCTTCACGAAGTTCCTTTACACAACCACACACTGAACGCTCACACTCACACGATTGGTGGGCACACGCACGTAACGGACATCAACCACGATCACGGGTCTTTTAGCACGGCATCTGGCGGGGCGCACAATCACACTGGGCTTTCTGCTCCAAGTGTGGGAACCTACGGCGTGTTTGGGCTTGGCGACTCAGGGACGCAATATCAAACAATTGCTATTGGCTCAGGACTTACAAATCTTCTTGTTGGTTCCAGTGGCTCCGATCACGCTCACTCCATCAACGTGCCCGCACTCGGTGTAGATGACACAACGACAAAGGACCAAACTGATGGTCTCGCCACCAACGGCCCGAGCATTGCGAACACAGGCGACAAGCCAGCCACCAACACGGTCAACGCCGGCACGGGCACCGACAACTATCATCCATACCTAGCCGTCAATAAGATCATTAAGCTCTAAGG